AGCAGCCTTTTGATCCATGATACTAACAAGCGTTTCGTTTCGCGCAATAGAGCCAGCAAACACAGAAGCCATTGTGTACTCTACAGCAATGGTAAAGTAAGAAGGCCAGTCCTCTTCTGGTGCGCGGTAAATGTAATCGGCAACTAACTCATCCTGAGGAGAGACGTTGCAAAAAATCTTATCGCCATAAATTGTATGCTCTACATTCATGTCGTTAATAGTTAAAGCGTTCATCATAAGCATATCAGCAGGAACCTGATAGGCCGCATCGTAACGACCAGTAGGTGCTTCAACCAGACGAGAAAGCTGAGACTGTTCTGTAGCAAAGCGCCAGCGCATACTTGCCAGTGCAGCTTGGGCTACATCTTCATACATATTAACAGCGACCAAAGCTTCTGTGGTCGGGTCGTCAAAAGATGTGATAGGGTCAGCACCAATGAGAATCAGGGCGCGAGAGCAAACGTCGATACCACTATTAGCTACTGTAGATGTCATACTTATCTCCGCTAGGAAAGTGGGGGAAGGTATTACCCCTCCCCCAACAAGACCTAGTTGTTGTCCAGGACTTCGTAGATGCCGTTGTCATCAATGGCAACAGCGCCCATGCTCATGTGAGCAGTAACCAAATGTGCAACTTTCTGTGGCACATAGTTTACTTCAGTCTGAACATCTGAACCTACACCCAGACCAACAGCAGAGCTGTGGTAGGCGAAGTTTTTACCGCCAGCAACAGCAGACGTTGAGAAGATCTTGAAGCCCAAGAATTCTTTCATTGTCATACCACCTGCGAATGGCAGGTTTTGGTCGCCAACATAGTCGCTTGAAGCGAACTCGTTGATGCTGAACAGGTCAGCATAACCAGCTGGAGACATAGCGATGTAGCGGTTGCCATCTTCAGGAATATCGGCAGAGCCCATAACTTCGAAGAGAGACAGCAAATCGCCTTTAACCAAAGCGCCGCCAGTGTCAGCAATCTGAGTTGCGTTTGCACCAGCATCCATAGCAGCAATGATCAGCTCATCAGTTTTGCGACCCAAGGCATAAGCAGCAGATTGAGCAACAGCTTGACGCTCGTCAATGTTGGTTTTCAATTCGTCCAGCTTATCAATATACTCAGGTGCATAGTGATCTGTCAGTGTTGCAGATACGTTGGTGTGAGCGACTTCCATGCCAGTCACATCGCCGTTGCGAGTTTTGGTATTGGCAGCGCCTTTACCGATTTTTTGGAATTTAACAGTTGAGCCTGTAACGCCATTTACTTGGCGGACGGTGTTGCGAAGTTTCGAACCCATACGCTGATAAGCAAGATGAACATCAGATTCAAACTGTGTGATGAAGGCTTGATCAATAGTATTAGCCATTTTCATTCTCCTGTTTGAGATTTGAGTTTACATTATGTCAGGATCGGTTGTCCGCGCTTCGCATCATCTGGTTATCCCTTGCGGGGCCATCCACTACATACGGGCCTCTAACAAGTGAATTATGCCTCAACAGTGATATTTTTGCAACAAACAAAAAAGGGCTGTCCGAAAGGGGATAAGGACAGCCCTAAAAAGTAACGAAGGAGGTGTTACAATTTTATTTATACAGCTTTGAGAAACCTTCGTCAACCTGCTTTACAAAGCTTGGGTCACGGCGCGTGTTATCCCAATAGCGAGGGTCACGCATCATTGTTTCCAGCTCACCTTTGCTAAGACCTACAGTAGCTGTAGTCTCACCAGAGATGGGTGTGTCACTAAGTTTATTCATAAAGAACTCTACTAGCTCTACGCCTTCAGCAGTTTCACCGAGACGCATAACTGCGCTAGACAATTCTTCTGGTACATTCTTTTTAGCCCAAAGCGCAGCCGCTTCAATCCGAGCGTTGGCATTGTCGCCAAGCTTTGCAACCTCTGCGTCTAAGTTTGGCTGCTCTGGCATCATGCGAGCAAGACCTTCGTCAAACTCCTCTTGAGAAAACCCATTCTCCCAAGCAAAGTTTGCCCACCACTCTACGTTTGGATCATCTGCAAGCTCGTCTGCACCTTCTGGAATTGTATACTGACCAGGGCTTTCAGGGCGATTGGCAAAAGCTTCTTTCTCAATCTCACCCATAATAGACTCACGAAGCTCTTCTTGCCCTTTACCTAGTTTACTTTCCAAGGAAGAATAAGATGTAACCAGATCTTCTGGTGTCTTAAACTTTTCAGGCAACCACTCAGGGCGGCTATCTGCTACCTCAGTTGTTACGGCTTCAGGTGCTTCAGCTTCCGCTTCTACATTATCTGTTGCTTCACTCATTTACTTTCTACCTTCTCTGCGTGTTTAATGCGCCTTTCAATAAGCGCGATTACAAAGCGTTGGCCTTCTAAATGTCGCAGCTCGCCATCGCTAATGCCCCCGCCAGCTACCGCATCCAATGTAATGGAGCGGAGATAGCGGAGAACTTCCTTCCCTGCTGGAGAACCAAACAGAGACTTAATATCTGATGAAATCTTTTCGTCCTCTTTTTGTGGGCGAGGATACCCATCTACTCCAATGTGTGACATCTACACTCCAGTATCACCTTGTGCCATCATTTGCTGCATCTGCGCCATTTGCTGCATCTGCTGCTGGATAGCCTCCCTGTCTGCCTCATCCCGAATAAGGTTGTCAGGAACGCCAAACTTCTTAGCAAGATAGATTGCTGTTTCTTCTGAGTCAACAAGAAGATTTACCATCTCAGGCCCAAAGTTTGCGCCGACCAACTCCAAGAAACGAGCTACAGTTGTGATGTCCTGATTAGACTGAGCCTGTGCTAATGGCGACACGCTGCGAACTTTTACTTCACGACCATTAACTGTAGGGAGATCAATGCGTCCTTGCTTGCGCAGAATATATACTACGCGCTGCAAGATGGGCTGAACCATCTCTGCTTGCAAGCGACCAAAGGCAGAACCGATACGGCGAGACAAGTCAGCCATACGCTCCGCAATCTCTGTGGCAGTAGCTGGTGTGCGGTTGGGATCACCCAGCATATCATTATACAAAGCGCGTTTAATGTTTAAGCGCATATCATTTAGAACAAGGTTAGCAACATCAAAGCTGCCAGCAGCAGCAACAGGCTGCAAGCCGTTTGATCCAGGGGCTTTAGGAATGACTGTGCCAGGCACAAGGTTAATTGTATCTACGTTTACAATACCATCGTCATCCATCTGATAGATACCTGAGATAGCCATCTGTGCATTTTCAAGAACAAGCTGGATAGTTAAGTTGGTTGTTTTGATTGCAGACAGTGCGTTAACCAAAGGCCCCCGTCCATAAACTTCACCAGAAGCTTTAGACCAACGGAAACACACAAACGGATTACTGCCAACACCTTCGAAAATATCTTGAAAGATTAGCTCGCCGTGAGTCTTGTCAATAGCATAGTAACCATAGCGTTCTACGTTTGGCTTGTCATAAAGACGACAGACAACTTCAAGAACCTTGCACTTGTCCTCGGCCTTCTTAACCATCATCTCTTCCAGCTTTGGAGACAGTTTAGCTTTAGGATAAACTATCTTCATATCTGAATGACGGATTTCTCTTTCCCGATACACATGGTCAATGCGGTCATCGGGGCCATTCTCTAGCACTACCTTAGGTAAAGGAATTGCGCTAAACCGCAGAGGGTTTACCGAGTCACCTTCTTCCACCAATAAGCAACCTGTGCCGACAGCCAAGTCCATAAACGACTCGTGTACTTCTTGAGCAAAGTTACTGTTTGCAAGGACTTCAAATATATATTCTGTAACTGAATCCAGACGATTGTTAATTTCGTCCTGTTCTTCAGGAGGAACTTCGCTACCAGCCACAAGGTCAGACCAGCGCGCAAAGTTAGGAACCAAGCCAGATTGAAGGCGAGATGCAAACTCTTGAACACCAACCACAGCAGTTTCATCAAAGATTCGATCATCACGGCGTTGACCTGGCGCATTGTAATAAAACCCTTCCCGTTGAGGCAGAGCATAGTCATAACACTCTTGGAACAAGTCCTCAAATGTTGTGCGGTGCGTCCGCGCTGTTTCATATTTTTTAATGTAATGTTTTGCTATATCTTGCATTATTGAGAGTATCCAGTAAAGAAACCGCTGCCACCAGAAAGACCTGATAACAAACTAACTTTACCACGTTTTCTTGACATGGCTTGAATTGTTTCTGCAACAGCTTTTTTTCGCCGCTCACGAATAGCTTGAATCTCTG